AAAGCTATGACGGACGCTTTAACAAAAGCATTTAGTCATTTAGGATTAAGTGCAGATGTATTCTTAGGATTGTTTGACAATAATAAGTACATTCAACAAATGACAGAGAAGTTTAAACCGCAAGTGGCAGACGCTTCTAAAATTAAACTAGCAAAATAGAGAGGAATATATGATTAATTCAGTTATGCTAATTGGACGTTTGGGTGCTGACCCAGATGTCAGAGAAACAACAAAAGGCGACAGTTATGCGTCTTTATCTTTAGCGACTAACGAACGTTACAAAGCTAAAGATGGTGAGTACAAAGAAAAAACACAGTGGCACAAAGTCATGGTGTTTAATCCGCAAGTTGCTCAAAGTTTAAAAAAGTACATGAAAAAAGGTGATACTATTCATGTGCAAGGACAAGTAGAGTATCGTTCCTATGAATCAGATGGAACAACTAAATACGTTACCGAAATAGTTGTACCAAGATTTTCTGGTAAGGTTCAGTTAATACCTACTAACAATAGTGGTGGTCAAAAAGCTACAGCTCCTGCAACTAGCAACGCTAATGGGGAGCAAGTACCTGACATACCGTTTTAAGGTTTAGTGGGCAATAGAGCTTTCCTCCTGATAAAGCGTGATGGGTTTTTTACCTTCGCATGTTTCCCATCACACTATTGCCCACACTGAAACGCCCTCGGTCTACATTCTTCATGGTAAGTAATGGTGTCATGTACGTTAGGTGTGATGTTCCAGCGACCAAAGGGCATGTTTTCAAAGCTTAATTGCACCATCCATTACAATGAGAAAGGTAAAATTGATTATTATGGAAACACTAGCTGACAGATATATTGGCATTTGCCAAGAAATGAATCAACGATTCCCTAATTATAGAGATAACTGTGCTGAAGAAGCAGTAAAAGAAATTACTAAAAAAGAAATAAAAAAAGTTTATAAAAAACAAAGTAAACTTTCAAAAAAAGTCAAAGTGCATAAACCTAAGTTATCCTTTAGTGAGTAGCACTATATAAAATAATATGGATTACTTGGTTAATGATAACGCAAGACGGTAATTTAGAATTTGATGAATCTTTTTCTTTGGAGCAAATTTTCTATGAATGGATAGATTATTTAATTCATATTGGACAAATACAGCGAGAAAATGTTAATTGGAAACTATTAACAGAAGCTATTGTTGAATTGGAGATTAGAGAATATGTCAAAAGTGGACGAAAATTACATTAAAGAATCTATTATGGAAGCTGAAGGCTACCGTGATACCGTATATTTATGTACTGAAAATCACCGTACGATTGGGTGGGGTCATAAATGTGTTGAAGATCATTGGAAAGATGACGTAGCGTATCCTCAAGGATACTTACGAGAAATCTTTGACATTGATTTTGATAAAGCAAAAAAACAAATGAAAGAATTGTTAGCTCAAGAAGATTTAGATATTAAATCTGACGCTCAAAATATTTTGATTGAAATGATATTCCAAATGGGGAAGAATGGCGTATCAAAATTTCGTAATATGATAAAAGCTCTAAGGGGTCACAACTATTCTTTAGCAAGTTCTGAAATGTTGGACAGCCTTTGGGCTAGACAAACACCCAACAGAGCTAAAAAATTAAGTGATTTGATGAAATCTATAGAAACATAGATTTTTTAAATGCTCAAAAAGAAATAAATCTCTCAGGTACAATCACCCTACTAAGGTGCTATAACGCCTCTCAGGGCTAATTATAAGCTTGTTTTTGAGAATAAAATCTTATTTTTTACCAAAAAAGCGACTTGCACCCTTAATTCCAAAACTTGCTGATACAATTACACCTAAAGTGTATTTATACCAATCAGGTGTCTTGGAAAGAGCTTCAAATCCATCTTCGACATAACCAACTGTCCACGGTAAGAAACATAGAAGAAGGGGTATGCTGAAAAGAATTGTAAGGTACTCATCTTTCCAGCTCCCTTTTGTGTTTTTGATTGCTTCAATATCCCAATCAACTTCACCTTTGATTTGTTTTTCCATCAAAGAAGTCTTAGCTTTGATTTCAGTAACTTTTTGTTCTGCTTTCGCTTTCTTTGTATCTACAAAGCCTTTTACAGATGTACCAACAATATCTACTATTGGGCCGATCAGCAAATTTAACATTAAAATACGTATCCGTAGATAATCATTCCAGCAATAACTACTAATGCAGTTACTAACAGTTTACCTCTTTTGGTTAAACCTTTCCAAAAGTCTTTTATCTTATCCATAATCTCTCTCCAATCTATCCATAGAAATAAAAGTTTTCTCTTGGATATGGTTATCCCAGATAGCCAATTCGACAATGCCGTACGACCACCCAGTCATATTGAGCTTTGCATACCTCTCAACATGGTTCATTGGCAACGCACATCCGACATTAACTACACGAATAAACTTTTTATCCCCTATTTTAGTAGCTTTCCAATCTCTATCTTTGTGAGTATGCCCAAAAACTAGATCATGTAAGCTATCATTGGCTATTTGTATTTCTGCATTTTTACCACCGTATTCCTTACCCATAATATTTTTAGGTACATGAGTAAATCCTACTCCTGATATAAAAAATATTTCTCCATATTCTGTAGTCGTCCATCCATTTTCATGGAAAGATTTATATAATTCATTTTTCATAATACCTTCTATCTCAGGTATTTTTTCTTCAAATCGGTGAACACGTACCTCGTGATTACCTAACGTACAATGTTTTGGAACTTCGTATGTACCCATGCCTTTATTTAATAACTGCATAGCATTACGCATAGATAATATATCTACCATGTAAGCGTCTTTTAACTTACCTTGCTGTGTATCATTTGCTTGGAAAAAGCTAAGTGAATCCATAGACGAGAAGTCGCCTATATGAACTACATAATCAGGTTTGGTATCTCGTATATATTTACCTATCCATGTAAATCTATCTTGAGGAACATGAGGACTATCGTGCGTATCTCCTATAACTAAAACTTTATGACCTTTAAATGTATTTAATTTAAGATTGGAATGATTGTGATTGTCCATTTGTAGGTGAAAATCGTGGTATGGGAAAAGACTTAAACTCTAAACAGTGTGCGTCTACTACTACATTTTCTTTATAATTCTGTGGTTTTTGCTCATACATATTCATAAATACCGCTAGTTGCTCAAAACACTCATGTTCTGTTTTAAATATTGTTGCCTCATATTTGACACTAGGTAATGATGGTGTGTGCAAAAATGCAATCATTAACCAAACTTTTATCACTTGGAATACTTATCTTCTATAATTTTATAGATTTTTAAATTACCTTCTGAATCTTCTCTAAGCTCTGCTTTAACTTTACCACATTCATAACGTATACGATTGGTTCTGTTCTCTGCCAAATTCCTCTCTGCCTCACGTTTTGCACGTAAGCATTCTGATAATCCGTCTGTCATCATATGGCCGTCAAGCGACCCATTAACAAACATACATAAACTAAACACATACTCAATGACCATTGGCTTCCCTCATTTTATCTTTTAATATTTCAACATCTGATTGAAGCTTCATTACCTGTTCTTTTAAAAAATCGATATTCACTTTATTATGCATACCTCCTTCAAGTTGTTCTGTATGTTTTTCTACTTGTCCAGCAATATGCTCTATCAGCATATATTGCTCATTATCAGCAGGCAAAGAACCCATTTCACCTCTAGGCCATTTAATTCTAAACTCAGTATTTTTTTCTACATCAACATCTATTAACATATATTGCTCATTATCAGCAGGAAGTGAACCCATTTCACCTCTAGGCCATTTAATTCTAAATTCAGTATTTTTTTCTACATCATTTACCATTAACTTACCTTGAGTTTCGATATTATTTAATCTTTCTATTATACCAAAATAAGCCCACACGGCTGTAGCTGTTGCGCCTAATAAACCTAAAAGATTTTTTAGTGGTAGTCCTATTTCTGTTTTTTCAGAAACACTTGGCACTATGCCCCACAGTTCTCACATTCATCAGGACACTTACAATCTTCTTTAGTTTCTGCTCCACAATCAGGACAAGGATTAATCATTTAGGATATTTCTCCTTAACTGCTTGTCGTTTTGCTTGTAAATCATCAAGAGTATCATCAAGTATTGCATGAACACACTCCTCAATAGTTGGATATTCTTTTTTTCTATTTTCTATAATTTGTAATTCAGAAAGTTTTGCGTCAATGTTTGCATTTTCTTCATCAGTTGTAGTATGTCCATCTTTCCAATCAATCTTATCTGCTGTCGCTTTGTGATATTGACCTTTATATAATTCTCTTATTGCGTCTAATTTATGTACCATATTATGCTCCCAATCTTACCCCTTTAAACCAAGTTGTTGATTGATTGTTTGTGTTTCCTGTCCAATAACCACTTCCATAAACATCAAAAATATCATTAGCACTTGCTTCACATAAAACTACTGAAGTCATACCAAGATAATTAATTTCTGTATTACCTTCCCAGTAAATACTTCCTAATTGTCTAACTGTATTTTTTCTTAAATAAACATTCATGTTATCTCCATATGCGGATTGGTTTGAAATTTGAAAAGCAATTAGATACCAACCTGCTGTGCTAACTGTCACTCTACCACTAGCTGTTGAAGTATTACTTCCAGCATGAATTGATGTATTAAAATCAATAACAGCATTACTATTTTGATCAGTTGGCTGTGCAACTCTCATCCAAGCGTCAGCGTCACAATCTATTCCCGCAATTCCAGTTAAACTAGCACCACTAATAGCTGGTAAATTACCAGTTAATTTAGTAGCGTCTA